CGTCATATAATGCCGATACCGGCGGGAATTTAAAGCCTCCGGTCAAGTCAGGTGACAACCCTCGTCGGGCCTCCTTTTTAGCAAGGATGGGCGCAATGCCTGGGCCAGAGCAAAAGAACGGGGAGCCGACACGTCTTCTGCTTTCTCTCAACGCGTGGGGTGCTTCATCCAAAGCAGATGCTCGGGCGAAAGCTCGCGCTATTTCGGCTAGGAATAAGGCACGAAAATGAGACCGGTATCCATTGGCGCTAACCCCGTTGCGGCCACACCGACAACACTCTACACGGTGCCGAAGGGTTACTACGCCAGTCTGATGCGCTTGCACGCAAATAATACCGGTGCGGGCAATAAACACCTTACCTTTAGCTGGTATGACAGTAGCGCGGCGGCGACCTACAACCTAATTTTTGAATATGTCATCAACGCAAAAACCTTTTTAGATTTAGATTCCGGCATTATCGTAGTCTTAGAAGAAAACGATACCCTCTCTGTTACGACCGAATCGGCGGCTACTTTTGCCGTGGCAGTGACACTTGAAATCGAAGGGAACCAGCGCGCATGAGTACTACCTTTCTGCAAGCTGTCAACGACGTGCTGGTGCGCTTGCGCGAAGTGCAGGTATCCAGCCTATCCGAAACGACCTACGCCACGCTGATCGGCAAATTCGTCAACGACGCCAAACGGCAGGTCGAAGACGCCTATTCGTGGAATGTCCTAACGACCACGATTACGGTGCCTACGGTGTCGGCCACATCATCCTATACGGTCACCGGCGCGGGGCAAAAGTTTCAGGTGCGCGATGCAATCAACGCGACCAGCTTTGTCACGCTGACCAACGTCACGTTTGCGATGATGAACCGTTACCTGAATTTCCCCGCTGCCCCGGCAACGGGTATCCCGATGTATTACTCATTCAACGGTGTGGATTCTTCGACCTACGACACCAAAGTAAGCGTGTTCCCAATCCCCGATGGCGTCTATTCGTTGAAATTCAGCTTGGTTGTGCCGCAAGCAACGCTTACCTTGGCAGGTGATGTGATATCGGTTCCCGCTGAACTGGTCATCCAAAATGCCTACGCTCGGGCGCTGGTCGAGCGCGGCGAAGATGGGGGCTTGACCAGCTCCGAGGCGTATCAGCTCTATCGCGGCATGCTGTCCGACAGTATCGCCCTGGAAGGCACCCGCTTTCCAGAAGAAGGCCAATTCGTCGCTGTCTAGGGCTTACTGATGCCACAACCAATACAAGTATTCACGACCGCTGCGCCGGGGTTCTTTGGGCTAAACACCCAAGACTCGCCGTTAGACTTGGCGGCGGGTTTTGCTTTGGTGGCGAACAATTCCATTATCGACCAGTATGGCCGGATCGGATCGCGCAAAGGCTACGCAAGGGTAAACGCGTCTAGTGGCAATCTCGGCGCTAACGATGTAGGCGTCATGCACGAGCTGGTGCAGTCCGATGGCACGCTGACCGTATTATTCGCTGGCAATAACAAACTATTCAAGCTCGACGGCAGCAACGCCGTGGTCGAGCTGACTTACGGCGGTGGTGGGGTGGCGCCGACGATTACGGCGAGCAATTGGCAGTGCGCGTCACTCAACGGAATTACCTATTTCTTCCAATCAGCGCACGATCCGCTGATCTATGACCCTGCGGTCAGCACCACGACCTATAGGCGCGTGTCTGAAAAAACTGGATACGTTGCCACGGTGCCGAGCACAAACATCGTCCTGAGCGCGTATGGCCGGTTGTGGACGGCAAATACGGCTACGGACAAGACCACAATCTATTTCTCCGACCTGATGGCGGGGCATATCTGGTCTACCGGCACCTCCGGCAGCTTGGACGTCAGCCGCGTCTGGGCGCAGGGATCTGATGAGATCACGGGTTTGGCCTCGCACAATGGCTTTCTGTTCATCTTCGGCAAACGGCAAATTCTGGTCTATTCCAGCGCCACTAGCCCTGCCAACATCACACTGAGCGACACCGTTGTCGGCACCGGCTGTTTGTCACGCGATAGCATCCAGCCGATCGCGACCGATGTGATCTTCCTGTCGAACACCGGCGTGCGCTCACTGTTACGCACCATTTCAGAGAAATCACTGCCATTTCGTGATCTATCAAAAAATGTCCGTAATGATGTGATGGGCCTTGTTGCCAGCGAAGATGCCGCCGCGATCAAATCGGTCTTTTCCGAGCGTGACGCTTTCTATCTTTTGAACCTTCCGGCGTCAAAAAAGACTTATTGTTTTGACACCCGAGGCCAGCTCGATGATGGATCATCACGCGTTACAACGTGGGATTCCATCGAACCGACGTCGCTGTTGTCGCGTCGTAACGGCGATCTGCTGGTCGGCAAGAACGGCTACGTCACCAAGTATTCTACCTACCAGGACAACGCATCTAGTTATCGTTTTCAGTATTACACCAACCATGCTGATCTAGGGAACCCGTCGCAAACGTCTGTGCTGAAGCGGTTAAGCATTGTGGTGATCGGTGGCACGAACCAATACGTCACGTTCAAGTGGTGCTTTGACTTTTCGGCAAACTACCTTTCGGCAAATTCGTTTATTCCGGTGCAAGGTGTATCGTATTACGGCATAGCCGAATACGGCGCGAATGGTGTTCCACTCGCACAATACGCAAATGGCACTGCGCTACAGACCTTAATCGTTAGCGCCAGCGGTTCTGGAAAAGTTGTCCAAACGGGCTACGAAGCGGATATTAACGGCGCGCAATTGTCGATTCAGAAAATTGAAATTCAAGCCAAAAATGGCAAGTTTACGTAGGAATCCGTCATGTCAAATTATGTGAAAAGCACTAACTTTGCGACCAAAGATAGTCTGTCATCCGGCGATCCGCTGAAGATTGTCAAAGGCACCGAGATCAATACGGAATATGACAACATCGCCACGGCAGTCGCGACCAAGGCTGATTTGGCGTCGCCTACGTTTACCGGCACAGTTGTTATACCTACCGCAACGATTACGACAGCGGCTATTACTACGGCAACGATTTCTGGTGGCACGATTACCGGCATAACCGATTTGGCTGTTGCAGATGGCGGCACTGGCGCATCAACTGCTGCCGGTGCTAGAACAGCCCTATCTGCTGCGGCTTTGGGGGCGAATTCTGATATCACCGCGTTATCCGGATTGACCACGGCGCTGTCTGTTGCCCAGGGCGGCACCGGCGCGGCTACGTTAGCAGCAAATAATGTTGTTTTGGGAAACGGAACTTCTGCACTTCAAGTGGTTGCTCCGTCTACATCGGGAAATGTTCTTACTTCCAACGGAACAACTTGGCAATCGGTTACGCCATTTGGTCAATCATGGGCTACGGCAACCATTGTAAGCGGAACAACATACACAAATTCCACCAATAAACCGATCATGTTAAAAGTAGATTTTGCTCTCAATGGCCCTGCGGCTACCGGAGGTGGAACCGTTGAAATTAACTCAGTTTCTATAGGGTATATCGCCGCGTCATACGCGGCTGGAACGGGTGGCTATAATAATACTGGTTCAATAATTGTTCCGCCCAGTGCTACGTATAAGGTTACAACCGTAAACAGCAGCATTTCGGCAGCTTGGATTTTAAGTTAAATGATTACGGTGTATATGTGGAAACGGACAGCGTGATTATTGGTAATTTTTCAGCGGAAGAAAAATTATGCGCTCTTATGCTGCTCTACGAATCTGTTAAGACTAGGCTTAATATGCCATTTGATAATTTTACGCAATCACTAAAAGATTGGTCTGTTGTGCCGCTTAAACAGCAAGGCAAGATAATCGGCGCCGTAATTGCAAAAGAAAATGAGCTTCATATTGGCTACGGTGAAAAACCTACCGCGTCGATACTCAGGCATCTTCGCGATACGTTGGTTAAGACTATCAATACTTTTGGTTTTGCAATAACGGTGGTCGATTCAAAGAATGAAAAAGGGCTAACTTTTTGCCAAAGACTAGGTTTTGTAAAAATTAAAGTCGATGGCGGTTTGGTATATTTGAAATGCACGAGGTGTAACTATGCGTAGGCCAGATATGCGTCTTGACGACAATAAGATTTATCTCAGCCGAGCGCAATCTCGCGCATGGGCATCCGAATATCCCGTTGGTGATCCCACTGGTGGCGCGGCTTATGGCGAACGGCGTGATCCGGTTACCGCCGCTGTTGCCGGTGGATCAGCATTACTTGGCTATATGGGCAGCCAAAGTCAAGCTGGTGCCACGCGAGATGCTGCTAACACCTCTGCTGCTGCCCAACTGGAAGCTGCTCGACTAGCCGCAGAAGAAGCGCGGTTCCGTCCGGTCGGCGTCACCACACGGTTCGGGCAATCGCAGTTTACAACCGGCCCCGATGGTCGTGTCACTGGTGCTGGCTACACGCTCAGTCCAGAACTGAAAGCCTATCAAGACCGCATCATGGGGCTAACCGGTCAAGGGTTGACCGAGGCAGAGGCGGCACAGGGGCGCTACGCACCGCTGACCGGTGCCGCGTCTGGACTGTTCAACCTCGGCGCGGGGTATCTGGCACAGTCACCAGAAGAAGCCGCTGCCCAATATATGCAAAGGCAGCAAGATTTGCTGGCGCCCTCGCGTGAACGGCAATACGCGGGCTTGCAAAATACGCTATTCAATACCGGACGCGGTGGGCTGGCCGTAGGCGGCACTGGATTGCGACCAGGCGGCGGCGTGGGTCTTCGTGCGGCGAATCCAGAGCTAGAAGCCTACTACAACGCGATCGCGCAGCAAGACGCATCACTGGCCGCGCAAGCAATGGCGGAAGGGCGGCAACAGACAGCCTTTGGTACTGGTCTATTCGGCCAAGGCGCAGGTCTGCTCAACCAATACACCGGTGGCCTAGCCGGTGCCTATGCACCATTCACGGCGGGTCTTGGCACTGCACAGACCATCGAAGAACTCGGCCAGAATCCGTTAAACATTGGGATGGCGATAGGTGGTCGAAACGTCAACCAGTCGGGTGCTAACGCACTATTAACCGGTGGTATTAGCGCAGCGCAAACTACTCAAAGAGCAGCAAACTACAGTCCGTCGGCAACATTGTTCTCTAGTTTGGGTAATGTCGCGTCTAGATATACTCCGTCATTGACTGAGCTTTACAAACAATACCAGCAAGGCCAACAAAACTATACCCCGCCAGGATATACGCCCGCAGCAGCGTATGACCCAACACTAGAATTATATTAGGAGTTAAATCATGGCAGAGAGCGCAATGGGCGGGCTGTTCCAAACACCGGAAATGTATCAGCAGGCACGACTACAGCAGCAGCAGGAGGAGGCTGCACGATACGCGCAGATGGATCCGATGCAGCGGGCTACCTACGGCACCTATATGGCCGGTCAGCAGCTCGGCTCGGGCATCGCACAACTGTTCGGTGTGCAAGACCCGCAACTGCGGATGATTAGCCAGCGTAATGCGTTGGCGCGTCAAATTGACCCTAACGATCCAAATTCCTATATGACCGTAGCTAACCTTGCAGCACAAGGCGGAGATCCGCAGTTCGCAATGTCACTCGCTGCCGCAGGCCAAACAGCCCTGAAAGATTTAGCAAGCAGGCGTGCGAGTTTTGCTACTGCTCAGAAAACGGAACTGGCTATGCAGCAAGAGATGGAGCTGCGTGCCGCGTTAGCTAAACTTGGCCCTGACGCGACTAGTGAGCAGATACTTGGTGTTGTCGCTCAATACGGGTCGCCGGATAAAGTCTTGGCGGTATTGCAGGTGTCAGCGGATAAAGCAGAGAACCGCGCAGCTAGGGTGGTAGAGCAAGATTTAGCCAGGAAACAACAGATTCAATTGCAGCAAGAACGCCTAGACGCTCAACTTGAAGCAGCTCGGCAGCGTGGAGCAGATCGAAAAGAAATAGCCCAAATGCAAATAGATAACAGTAATCAGATGCAACGGTTTATGGCGTCGCTTAAATCTGCCGATAAAGCCACTAAACCACTTCCAAGCTATCTGGCAAAAGGTGAAGACGAAGATTTTGCAATTGCAACAGCCGCAACAAACTTGGCATCAGATGCCAATAATTTCATTGGAAGAATTAAAACAGGCGAAATTAAATTCGGTTTGAAAGACAAAGCAAGCATTAGAGCAAGGCAAGTATTTGGATCAAGTGACCCCGATGTTATTGCCAGAGAAGATTACGATAAATTCTTGAAGGTTCTCACTAATGAGAGTTTGAGATTAAACAAAGGAACTCAGACCGAGGGCGATGCTGTCAGGGCAGCAAAAGAACTTGAAAGCTCGGAATCACCACAGGCCGCGGCAGCAGCAATGCGCCGGTTGGTTGAAATTAACGTAAGGCGCGTACAAAACGCTTCTGATGAAGTGTCTCGACGCAGAAAGAATGCTAATTTCCCTGAACCACAAGAAAAAATAAATGTTCCTAAATTTGATGTTCAGATCATAGATAATGAAGAATACAACAGGTTTGTAAATAATCCAAAGTATCCATCTGGAACACCTTTTGTTGATCCAAAAGGAATAAGAAGGACGAAACCATAATGGCCGAAAAACCTATGGCAGATTACCAAAATGCACCCCTAGCCGATGAACCAAAGGCATCAGGATCATTGATGATCCCAGGGGTTCCTTATTCCGGCGTGGCCGAAAGCGCACGAGCTGTCGGTCAGGGTGTGACCTTTGGGTTTCTTGATGAGCTGGAGGCCGCACTACGAACCGGTGCCATCAGCGGGCCAGAGTATGAACGGCAGAGAAATCTGTTACGCGAACAGGGAAAACAATTTGCTCAAGACATGCCGATTACAAAGACTGGCCTAGAACTTGGTGGGAGTTTGATTGCTCCGCTTGGGATTGCTAAACAAGTTGGGCGATTCGCTCCTAGTACACAAGCCTTGATTACAGGGACGACTCTTCCTGGACAAGTTGGTCGCGGTGCTGCAATAGGCGCCGGAACTGGTGCGGTTTCTGGTGTTGGTTATTCAGAGAAAGATAATGTCGGATCTGATGCCGTGGTGGGTGGTGCCTTTGGTGGGATATTAGGCGGCGGCGTTCCGATTGTTATAAGCAAGGCAGGAACCTTGATTAAGAATGTCTTGAACTCGGCTGGCATTGGCGATCAGCAAACTGCTGCGTCAAATATGCTTGCAAGTTATTTAAAAAAAGACAATCTGTCAGCAGTTGAAGCGCAAAAAGCATTAGATGAATTACGCAGAATCGGCGTTCCTAATCCGGTCATTGCCGACTTGGGCAAAAGCCTAAATGATCTGGCCTATAGTGCTTATGTTGTTCAGTCAGCAGCCAAGGGAGGAACCGAAGAATTCCTTATCAACCGCATGATCGATCAACCAAAAGCTATTGTGCAGGGTTTGGTTGAAAAAGCTGGATTAGCTAAAAACGTAAATGGTTTTGAGTATCTTGAATCATTAGTAGCAAATCAAAAAAGACTTGCCAACCAGTCCTATCCAGACGCCTACAGCAAGGAAATTAGTGCCTTTCCGTTTTTTAAATACGCGGACAGAGATTTATTTCAAAAAGCATATGCTAATGCTGTAAAAAATGCTGATACAGAGGGTAGAAAATTACCACCACTTGAATCAATCCTTGACGCAAAACTTGTACCAACTCAAATATTGCACGAAATTAAAATTGGATTAGATCAAATAGTTGAGGCAAACACTGATGCTTTAACAGGAAAAATGAATACATATGGTGGAAAAGTTGTTAAAGTTAAAGAAGAATTTAACAATCGAATAAAGTTATTTAATGATGATTATAAAAAAGCCAACGCAGAATTTGCGGATGCAGAAGGAATAAAAAACGCTTTCAAGATGGGTGAGGGATATCAAAAACTGGATCCAGCAGAGGCCGCATCAAAGATCAGGAAACTTAACGCAGACGAGAAAGAGGCGTTTCGTCTAGGCGTGATGGCTGACGTTAATAGTCGGGTTGGAGACTTTAAAGGGGGAGACTTTGCCCGACAAATATTCAAGTCAGATAATCAAAAACTTTTGCTCCGTAATGCTTTCCCAGATCAAGCCTCTTACACAGAATTCTCTCAATATGTAAAAGCTCTGGATGAGCAAAGCAAGACAGGCAAGCGCATCCTTGGAGGATCTCGCACCAGTGAAAATGAAGCAGTGCGCGGTCAGGCGGGGCTTTTGGGTTCAATTACTGACGCGGTGGCATCCGGTGGAATGCTAAATATGCTGCGAGCTGGTGGCACTGCTTTTCTAGCAAGGGCAAAAGGAATCAGCAGTGAAACGTCTGAAGCCTTGCAAAACCGATTATTTTCTGTTGATCCTATAGAGCAGACTGCCATCCTAAAAGAATTAAATCTCAGGGCAAGAAAACCGCAAACTGGTTTGCTATCTGGCGCGGCCGCGGTGGGGTCGGCTACTGGCATTTTGGGTGATTAACAAAATGATAAAAACACTGCTTTTTCTGTCGGCAATGTTTTTATCTACAGCCAGCCTATCGCAGGGGCTTACTATCTGTAATGGAGAGTTTGCCTTGTGCGCGGCCTCAACTTGTAAGCCGACTGGCAAGACGATCACCGGTAATAACGGTGTCGCGTATCCAGAGGTCGTGTGCCGCTGCCCTATTCTGAATGGAAACAATATTGCGGACACGGCGATGGGTAACATGAAGGGGTCGTGTGCGCCTACAGATAGCGATCATGTGTGGTCAACCTTCTGGCCCAAGATGGTCTATCCGCAGGAAGCAAATAATTTCAGCCACAAGCCTGCTGACATGAATGTCGTTATCCAGTCATGTCCGGCCAGCATCCAGCAGGGTGCCAGGGCAAGTAATTGCTTTAGCTGGAACTGCAAGCGCGGGCCGAATGGCATTGCTCTCTGCAATTGCCCATCGGGTCAGGTTCCGGCTAATACTGCATTTTTGACTGAGGCAGGCCAGGGCGATCCGAAAGCCTGCTATAAACACCCCGTTTCCTTGCCGTATAAACCAGAAGGCGCAAAGTAATGGCGACCACAACCGAGTTGGAAGGCCGCATCGGTATACATGAAGCGGTTTGCGAGGAACGCTGGACGGAAACCATCCTGCGGATCAAACGGATCGAGGCGATCCTAATCGGTAGCGCGGGGGCCATCATCATGCTGCTGGTGCATCTGGTGATAAGAAATTAATGGCTACCCCACGCAAAAGAGCGCCAAAGAAGTCTGTCATCAAGACCGAAACCAGCATGGTGGACAAGGCTATTGAACTCATCAAATGGGTCGATACGCCGTTCAAACTGTTTGAAGTCATCATTCTGGCGTCGGTGTTCTTTTTTGGCTATTTTGCGTGGGATTCGCGCCAGGTCATACTGAGTGCAATCACGAATAGCAGTCACGTCGCCAAGATCAGGGAAGTCGAGCATCTTTTGCCTATTTCTGAGCAACTCCAGAAAGACCTGGAGGCGACAACCGTCATCGTCTACAAAGCCAACCTGGTCGTCAACAGCCGCACGACCATGCTGGCGCTGAACCAGAAAGGCCGCGACAAGGCGTTGGACGGCGGCACCAGTAGCCTCTTTAGCCAAGACCCAGCACGCAACGCCTCGATGATCGCCATGCTGAACGGGGAGGTGCAGTGCGCGGTGCATGTGGTTACCGGCAAAACGACAGACTGGGAAAAGACGCAAGGCGTGACGTTTGTCTGCCGGGGTTCGATACCGCCCGAGATGGGGCAATTTGACGGGTATGTCAGCGTGGGGTTTAAAACCGAACCGGCAGACCTGACAGCGGTCAAAACGCGGGTTAATCTTGCATCCACTGAAATGGCTAAATGAGATGGGGTATTGCCATTGCGATCTTGTGCGTCGCCCTCGCCAGAAGCGCGGAGATGCGTTGCGCTGTTTTCGATTTGCAGACTATTGCATTGATGACGCACGACCCGACTGAACGGCATAAATTGGCGTTACAGTGGCTTAAGGACAACGGCAACAAATGCTCGTATCAGCAGCTTGTGTATATCCAGAATCGCCGGTCAGAGTGGTTAGGCAATGCGGATTCTTTTGAGATTCAAGGCATGATTAACGGGTTATTGGAGAAATAATGTTCCCCCTCGGCGCCATCCTCGATATCGGTTCCAAGCTGGTCGATAAGTTTTTCCCCGATCCGGCACAGGCTGAACAGGCCAAACTGAAGCTGCTGGAGATGCAGCAGAACGGTGAGTTAGCCCAGCTCAACGCGGATGTGGCCGAACAGCACGAGCTGACCGAGCGTCTGAAGGCAGACATGGGCAGCGATTCGTGGTTGTCGAAGAACATCCGACCGATGACGCTGATCGCCATCCTGACCGGCTATTTCGTTTTCGCGGGCCTGTCAGCGGCCAAGATCGACGTCAACGAGGAATACGTCCAACTGCTCGGCCAGTGGGGTATGCTAATTATGAGTTTTTATTTCGGTGGCCGCACGCTTGAAAAAATCATCGGTATGAAGGACAAAAAAGATGCTAAGTAATTTTCCGGCAGCACTGGCGCTGGTTCTTCAGTCAGAAGGCGGCTTTGTAAATCATAAAAATGATCCCGGCGGCATGACAAACCTCGGCGTAACGCGCAATGTCTGGCGGGAATGGGTTAAGCATGAAGTTGACGAGGCAGAGATGCGCTCGCTCACGCCCGAGCTGGTGACGCCGCTTTACAAAGCGCGGTATTGGGATGCGGTAAAAGCCGACGATCTGCCCCGAGGCGTGGACTACGCGGTGTTCGATGCTGCCGTAAACATGGGGCCAGGACGCGCTGCAAAGCTCTTACAGGCGGCGCTAGGTGTCACCGCTGATGGGGCTATAGGCAGGGCCACGATCGCCGCTGCAACCGCTGCCGATCCGGTAGAGCTGCTCGAGGCGTTTAGCCTGGGCAAAGAAGCGTTTTACCAATCCCTGCCGACTTTTGGCGTGTTCGGCAAGGGCTGGCTGAATCGTGTGGCGCACGTTCAGGATGCGGCAGAGGGGATGCTGGGTTAGGTGTTTTTCTTCCGCAGCTTGGCTTCAATTTTTTCTTCAATTGCCGCTTTTGCCATATCAAAAATAACAACAACAAATGCAACAGGAATCATCAGCAAAACAAATGGAATCAAAATAATCTTCATGTGTTTTTCTCCCGCAGCAACGCCGCTTGCGCGGCGGCTCTCAGTTTGTCGCTCATCATTCACCCTTTCTAATTTCTTCTGCTGCGGACATTAGCCACCAATCCACTTTCCCTGAAGTACCGTTTGCGCGTTCCTCGCACACCTTCGCGCATCGCTCACGCTCGGCGGCTACGGCGGCGGTTACGGCGGCGGCTACGGCGACTACTCCTGCGGCGTATGCTTTGTCGTAAAACTCTCTCAGCACTTCTGTGTCGCTCATTTCGTCCTCGCCGATAATCGCAGACAACGGGTATGTCACTGTGTCTTTCGTGTCGCTCATTTCCCGCACTCCTTCATTGCCGCGATGTTAAGTATGTATTCCAAAGTGTATTCAGGATGCTCTGACGATAACTTTGGGTATGTTGACAACAATCCCACTGCAATTCTCAACGCCTTGTTAGTTTCGGCAAGTTCGCGCTCAAGCTGTTCAATCCGCAAACCCTGTTCTATGTAGGTTGGTATAAGTTTGCTCATGTCATCACCTCAATTCCGTAAAGCATAATCAGCGCAAAAATGATTATCAGGCCGGTTACGCCAGCGTCAAAAAACCCTTCGCGGTAGCAGTGTTTGCAATGCGGCGTAGAGATCTGCCAGCCTGGCTCTTTACCGTAAACGTCTTTCCAGTTGATCATTTGTAAATCCTCCGATCTTTTACCGCCAGAAAAGACACGCTTTTGCGCTCAAAACAGCTTTTGCATTTCCATATCCTGCGCGTGCCTTTTGTGATCTTGACCAGCTTGTAGCCAGCCTCACGGCGGCAGGACTGGCAGACGGGGGCGATCATTTCCGCACCTGCTTGATTGCAGGCACTCCTTGCACCTGTTGGCGGTAGCGCCGGATTGTGGCGCCCACATCGGTTTTTGCTACGTTGGTCGGAACGAAAGGAAATTCAATAATGTAGATTTTGCGCTCGCGCAGGTAGGCTATAGCGGCTTCAAGTTTTTCGTTCATGATTTCCTCTCATTCCAGCGTTTGATGGCAACTTCGAGGGGTTGATCTAGGTCGGCATGCGGGCCGATCACCTGGCATTCATCGCACGTAATCGCGATGACGTTTGGCTTAACTTCGTCGACCACCACATCATCATTGCCACAAAACGGGCAAGGCAGGATGACGATCTTCTGTTTGCTGCGCTGCTCTCGGGCTGTTTCCCAGCGGTCAAGATCCTGGCTGAATTGGCGCTCAAGCTGGTCAAATGCGTTGCTGCTCATTTTTCCTCCGTATCTTGCGTTTTATGAAAATAATTACACCCATTAGTTTTGCAGAAATAATAAACACCAATCCCGCCGCCAGCCAGACCGTAACCAATGTCGAGAGTATCGTTGCCACACAGTGGGCAATTGTCGTTGTCCTGATCCTCCGGTAAATCTGTGCTCATTTTTCAATCCTCCCGTATTGAACCAGTCGGTATTTATTCCGAGATCCATTTATGCGCCAGATCTGCAAGGCTCTACGGCCATCGTCACGGCTAAAACCGTAACCAGTCGTCGGATGCCAGCAACCACCGTAAGAAACTTCGACAACCCATAATATTTTTGACATTTTATTCCCCTGTCGCAGCATGATTAAATTCATCCGCGGCGACCATACCGCCGGGATCTAGGCTCACGACGATTTCTTTGGCGTAACTTTTGATAATCACAGTGTCAGGAATGCCAGCCTTGTCAGAGCAATAAAGCCGCAAGGCATCTTGTAATTCTTTGGTCGATATGACTGCCGTCTGAATTCTCATTTCGTCACCTTTTTGGCTTTTGTCGGTTTGTCGGCCTTTTCCCACGGCAGATCGTCGATTAGATCGGCAAAATGGTCAACCGGCGCAGCTTGCGTAATGTCGCAATCAAACTCCGTCTTGATGCTTGTTAAAGCAAAATCCCCCAGCAGGGATTTGTCGGCAAGGTTGGTTATATCCAAACTGGTATAAACCGGCTGGGCAAACTCGGTGCCGGTAATTTTGTTTTTGTAGGTCAGCAGGTTATTACTGGTCGCATCCATTAATTCGGCGAATCTACCCAACAGCGTCGGTATGTGGCGGTGCTCACCACAGCCGGCACGTTGCGCTGATACATCCATGTCGGGTTTGCCTTGTGCACACGACCAGCGGGCCTCTCCGTCAGTCTCAGGCGTGCTGTGGGCGCAAGTTCGGCAGCTCACGGCGGGCGCTTCCGTTTCGTAACACTGGTCTTTAAACCGGCAGAATTTGCAGGTAAAGTTCGTGGCATCGTCTGCCAGCGTCACCGCGGGTTCCGGCGCCGTGATGATGCGCTCGGCGCGCTGAATGGCCAGGTCGAATGCGTCTTTCTCAAACTCGATGCGCTCGGCGTGGATCTCATCGGTGTCTTTGTTGACCATCAGATACATGGCGCGGGTAAGTTTTGCCCAGCCCATATATACTTGCATCTGCACCCAGTGTTGCAACTTGG